CACCACCACAACCACCTTTGACACCTGTCGGTCCTCCACTAGGAGCACTTCCTCCCACTGCACCAGCGCCTCCACCTCCACCACCTAATTGATAAAGACCTGGATAATGCCAAGCTGAACCACCATCCTGTCCTTGAGGAGGAGAAACAGGAGGTGTATTTCCTGCACCAACTGTTCCGCCACCAGTACTAACGCCAGGAGCACTTCCACCCCCAGAACCTCCAGCACCGCCAGCAAAACCTGAAGTTGGACCACTTCCACCACCACCACCACCGATAGATGTTATTGATGAAAAAACTGTAGGAGTTCCTTGTGTACCAACTGGATTAGCTGGACCAGGAGTTGATGCTCCCGTACCACCAGCACCAATAGTTATTGGAATTCCTCCAGGAGTAACTGGAAGAGAACAGGTTGACGCAAGAGGACTTGCTGTATAAGGACCTGAAGTAGCCACCACGTGAGATTCTCTATAACCTCCGGCACCAGCTCCACCACCATAAGAGCCTCCACCACCTCCACCTGCAATCACCATATAATCTAGTACAGCGAATGGACCTGCTGCTGCCGATATACAAAAAGTACCGGGACTTGTAAAAGTATGTTGTTTATAATTTGTGTCTACAATACATCCAGTTGAAGTGGGTTGATTACCACCTGTTGCTGTAATATAAACTGGAACTACTCCTGTTTGTGAAGTTTGAGTTTCTTGGGTATTAATCCATCCCTCTGTTCCATCCACATAAACAAATGTAGCTGATTGTCCATCAACACTTAAAGTTGCATCTTGTGCAACTCCACCAATTTTTTCTGCACCATTTGGTGATATGGTTAAATTATTTGTATTAAAAGTTCTTGTATAATCTGCAATCGCTATGATTGCACCTGCTACTCCTGCTGGTAAGTTAAGTGTAAAAGCTCCGCCACTTGTGTCACAAAAATAACCCTCTCCATTCGTTGGAGTAAAAGTAGATGTTTTAATACTTCCTGTTTGCCAATCTACAGTTCCTGTTCTTCCGAATCCTGTTTGTGATGCACCTGATGCTAAGTTAATACTATCGCCACTTGCTCCAAGTGTAATCGTTGTTCCACATTGGTTGATAATATTTCCACCATCTGAAGCTTGTACATTGTTTACTTTTATTGTTGATGCCATAATTTTATTTTACCATCCTATTGAAATTTGTACCTTATTATTACTATACCACTGCCACCTTGAGCTCCAGCTCCAGCTCCACCGCTGCCACCTCCACCGCCACCAGTGTTACATCCTCCTGCAGTCATTCCAGAATTATTACTGGCTCCTGTTCCACCACCGCCAGATCCACCTGGTTCATTACCTGATCCACTTCTTCCACCGCCACCACCAGCAAAATATCTTGTATTAGGAACTGGTCCTGTCGTTCCATAACATCCTCCAAAACCTGTTTGTACTACATAACCCCCTACACCACCAGCACCGCCAGAACTAGGAGAAGGAGGAGCAGTTACGCCTACTGCACCAGCGCCGCCACCGCCACCACCGCCGCAGCCACCGCCACCACCGCCGCCACCATCATATCCTTGAGGAGGACTAACAGATGGAGTATTTCCTGAACCACCACAACCTGGCGCTCCACCTCCACCACCTCCAGATCCACCATCAACACCATCTGAAGTACCTGGATTAGGCCAACATTTACCGCCACCGCCTCCAGCTGAAGCTATAGTTGACAAAACTGAATTTACCCCACTAGTGCCTGTTGCTGGATTGGCTGGACCTGGAGCACCTGCTCCTCCACCACCAACTGTAATTGGGTAACCTTGAACTGAAACAGGCAAAGCTGTTGGAGTTGCTAAAGGAGAAGTTAAAGGTGCTGGCATAGAAGTGCTATTAGCTAATCTAAAACCACCTGCTCCTCCACCACCTGCGGAGGTTCTACCACCGCCTCCACCACCTCCCGCTACTACTAAATAATCTACGGCCGCTAAAGGACCAGCTCCTGCTGAAACACAAAAAGTTCCTGGACTTGTAAAAGTATGAATTTTATAATCTGTACAAACAATACAACCCGATGCAGTTGGTTGATTACCTCCTGATGCGGTTATAAAAGTAGAACCTATCACATTTGATGTTGAATCTTGTACTGTTTTCCAACCTTGAGTACTATCTATATAAACTAGAGTTACTGATTGATCTTCTGTGTTTAAATAAGCATCACCTGCTACCCCATCAATTTTTTCACTTCCATTAGGACTAATTTTTAAATTATTATTGTCAAAAGTATTTGCATAATCTTTAAATGAACAAATACTTCCGGCTGCACCTACTGGTAAATTTGCTGTAATTTCTCCTGAAGTAGTATTAACAAAATAACCTTTTCCATCAACTACTGTAATAGTTCCTGTTTGAACTGTTGTAACCCAGTCAACTGTTCCTGTTCTTCCAAAACCTGATTGAGTTGCTCCTGCAGCTAGTGAAACTGTACCACCACAACGACCTATAGTTACTGTCGTTGCATCTACTACTGCAGTTTTACAAGCTCCACCCCCAACTGTTAAAGTTGTTCCGCATTGTTGTTGAATTTTATCTACTTCTACTCTGCTCATTATACAATTACCAACGTTCCTGTTATTGTAACTGTACCTGGTATAACAATAGGTCCTGCAAGAACTCCACTTTCTACAGTTTGAGTTCCATCAATTGTTGCCGCTTGATTAGGTATAAATTCATTTGGAGAGAATTGCCCTCCGATATATTGGATTCCATTTATTACTGCCGTCATAATTCCTCCTACGAACTAATTGTATCAATGTATGAACAAGTAACATCTAGTGATGCTGCCGTGTCACTAACTGCTTCTAATACATCTCCACTTGCCAAAACAATCTTCGCCCCGCCTTGGATTAATTCGATAGCTGAATTAGGTGGAATGTTGACTCCTTTTGCTAAAAAGTAATCAGCTCCGCCCTTTGCAATTTTAACATCAACTAAAATAGTTGTTGCTACAACATTACAACATCTAATTCCTATTACTGCATCATAATTTCCTGCAGTTAAAATAGTAGTGTCAGCTACTCCAATGATTCGAGTTAAAGTGTTTCTAAAATCTTGTGCCATATTTTTTTCCTATAATGCGACCGCCATTGCTAATGCAAAACCAGCGCTTGCCGCTCCTACTGGGTTTCCTGTTGCGTCTAAATAAACGGTCTTACTCGCCGGCAAAGTACAGAATACATCTTTTGTACCCGCCGCAAAGTCAACAACTGCATCTGAATTAGAACTAGAAATAATTGTAGTTCTTTGAAGATTTGTTGTTGTGCTTAAAGTACCTAAACCAACTTCCCACTCTGTTGTACCTTGATTAAAAATACAATAGTAAGTAGTATTGCTCGTTCCGATCCCTGCTGCAAAGGTATCAAAACCAGTCGCAGCTGTTGCTGAAATAGCAAAAACTGTTTGACTATTCCCTGTCGCCGTACTGGTTGTCTTTACCCTATCATTTATTACTAACGCCATTTTTTACTTCTCCTATAATTACGAAGTTATACTTAATAATGCATCTGCACCAGAAGGTGAACCAGAAGTCGGACTTGGGAAAGTTACTGTGAACGTTCCATTAGAACAAGATTTTGTTCCACCGAAATCTAAGATTACAACTAATTTATTACTGGCTGATGAATTATAAATCGCTCCGTACGCCGCACTAAAAGTTGCAGGTGTTGGGCTTCCCCAAACACTATCAGTAAAGTCAACTGTTGCAATATCTGCAACATTTGAAACTGCATTACCGGATAATGTGTTTCCTCCTGCGGAATACTCGGTGCCTGAACTTTCCGTAGTAGCATCATAAACTGTACTAGCAGTTGTGTACGGGCTCGCAGTATAAAGTGCTAACTTAAATGTATTCGATGCAAAGTTGTGAGTTGAACTCAACAATTCTACAGGGAATGCATAAGGTACCATATTTGCCATTTTTATCTCCTATTTATTTCCATAACTTGATGGTGGTTTCACGTTGAGTTGAGCACGAACTTCACCATCTTGATATTCGTCTCTGCGTCTTTGACCGATTTGCTCGATCGCATACGACTCTAGAGCTTCATTAAAAGCCTGAGTGTAGTATTGTAACATATCTTGTGGTCCTTTCAAGTACCCATATGCATTTACTAGAGAAGCATATAAAAGGACGTCAGCATATTTATTTGATAAATATGTCCCCCCAGTATCGGTTATAATACTAGTTGGTTCTTTGTCATAAGCTAGTGTAATGGCGTAAGTTTTATCCGGCGTCGGCGCTACGACCCAGTAAGTTTCGTCCCAATTTGCATAATATTTTGGAATATCAACGGCCGAAGTTCCGGGCGTTGAGTAATATTCAGCCATAAAAGATGTGTCTCTTTGCTCTAAATAATATTGATTTCCTGCCGCATCTTCCAATTGAGCATATCTAATTGCTCTCATATCACCGGGAATAGTTACATATCTATTTCCGATAACTAAGTTAGAAGTTGCATAGTAAACATTTTGATCTGTATCAATTGATCTTAAAATTTTATTTTCTGCGTTTTGAATAATTCTTGCTAAGACAGAATCAGAAAGTACATTACTTCCAACTTCTGTATAGTTTCTAATATCGTCTCGTA